TATGAACAGCCATATAGTAGTCACAGGTGATACTTTTGAAACTATAGCCCGTAAAGTTTACGGTACAGAAGTTAATGCGTTTCGCATCATAAATGCTAACCCGGGAACGTTTGAACCCCTGGTTGTAGGGTCAAGTATCGTAGTTCCCGGTGTCCCGACCGCCCCACGAAACCAACCTTCAAATACGCAAGATGAAGTTGCGCTGAACATAGATAATAAATTATTAAGATTTTGGACTACTATTAAAATAAAAAGAGCCTTGGACTCAATGGATTCGGTTGAATTTACCGCGCCATTTGACCCAGACGAACCCAACCACCGAGAGGTTTTCAAACCTCTTAGTTTTAAAGATATAAGTGTGGCTATCGGCGGTGAACCACTGTTTCGGGGGACAATGCTAAACCCTATCCCTTTTTTAGATTCTGAAAAAAATGTAATAACGGTTAATGGATATGCATTGCCGGGGGTTCTTAACGACTGCGGTCTTCCCGCCAGTGCGTTCCCGTTGCAGTTTGACGGTGCGCGGTTAGGGGACATAGCAAAAACCGTTGCCGATTATTTTGGCATAGAGGTTGAATTTATAGGCGACCAGGGGCCAGTGTTCGACCGGGTAGCAGCCGAACCCACAAAAAAAGCATATCAGTTTCTTACAGAGCTCGCACAGCAAAGAGGTTTCATAATATCCAGCACCCCACTAGGAAAATTATTATTCCAAAAATCGGTCACAGGCGGCAAACCCGTGGCCCGTTTGCAACAGGGAAGCCCGCCTCTAATGGGGGTAACGCCCCAATTTGACGCGCAGCAATACTATAGCCACATTACCGGGTTGCAACCGACAGTGCTCGGCTTGCCAGGCTCACAGTTTACGGGTACGAATTCGAGGTTACAAGGGGTAATCAGACCTTTAACGTTTGAGGCAAACGACACCACAGCGGGCAGTATTAAAGAAGCGGTTTTAGCTAAAGCCGGGAGGATGTTTGCTAATGTAGTTTCATACTTAGCGAATGTGGCAACGTGGCGGGATTCAGCGGGGCTACTGTGGACACCTAACACCATTATAACTTTACTTTCACCGGAAAATATGATATATACTGAAAGTAAGTTCATCATACGATCAGTTGAGTTTACGAAAACAGAAAATAGTAAAATAGCAGTACTAAACTTAGTACTACCCGGCGTGTTTAGCGGGAAGATACCGGAGGTTTTACCGTGGGAAGAATAGCAAAAATTTTATCTTTTACACGGGCGGTCATTGACGGCATACAATCCACCGATGTCAAAGTCGATCCGGGCGGTGGCCCGAATATCACAGGGGTTCATTCTTCCGATCCGGGGGATGACTCTAGCCCGCTGGCTATTGATTACGCAATTACGCAATCTATACAGGGCACGGGTAAAGAAGCGGTAGTCGGATATGTTGACACTAAAAACGCACCCTTGAGCCTTCCGGGTGAAAAACGGATTTATGGGCGTGACAGTAATGGTAATGTAGTAAACGAAATACATTTAAAAGCTACTGGTGAAATCAATATAAATAGGGGCGCAAGTTCAGTAGTTATCGACCCCGCAGGAAAAATAACTACTGGAAATGCCTCAGGTTCAGTAGTTGTCGAACCCTCAGGAAAAATAACTATGGGAAATGCAGCAGGTTCAGTAGTTGTTGAACCTACTGGCGCTATAACAATAGTTGCAACATCAGAAAATGTAATCATAGGAAGTGGCGCGGGTGCAATAGCTGTTAGCCCCACGGGTAGTATAACAATAGGAGGTGTCGCAGGTGCAATAACTGTTAGCCCCGCGGGTGCTATATTATTAGAATCGTTAGCTGTAAAGCTGGGGGGCGTTGCGGGCAAACCAATAGTTATCTCGGATTTTATAAACTCAGTATTTAATTTACACACACACCCCGCCCCAGGAACACCACCTTCGATACTGGGGACACCCGCGCACATGACGACTAAAACGGGGGCCGAATAAAATGGACGTTTTACTATTTCAATCTGTTGATGGCGGGAATATAAGCGTTGTTGACGGTATCACGGAAATGACGGGTGGTTTTGAGACCATGGCTTATTTATGTCTGTTTGGTGGCAATGAAGACGACAACGGCCTTCCGGGCAACCGATTAACGTGGTGGGGTAATCTTCTGGAAACTAACCCGGCTTTCAAATACGTAAGTGAAACACAACATTTATTACGGTCAATCCCTGCAATATCAGCTAATTTACTACGAATAGAAGAGGCCGCAAAACGGGATTTACAGGTATTTTTAGATTTAAGTATAGCATCATCAGTAGAACTTACTGTGACTATCCCGGCGCTAAATAGTATAAATATTTCGGGAATAATATTTGCCGAAGGCGAAGAAATATCTTTTTCTTTTACTGAAAATTGGAGGTCACTAACAAAATGAGTTTATCCACACCAACCACAGCAGAAATCAGTGAAAATATAATTGCACAGTTGCAGGTCACATTGAACCAAACTATACCATTATTACCGAGGGCGTTTAATCGGGTAATAGCTAAAGTACTTGGGGCGGTTTTTATACTGCTATATAAATATGTAGGGGTTATGTTTTTAAACATATTTGTGTCTAAAGCATCCTTCAAAGAAACTGAAATTAACGGGGTGATGTTATCCCCCTTGATCGAGTGGGGTAAGTTACTGGGAGAGGGTACGCCGGGGCTTGCCACACAGGCCGAGTTACTCATTGATATAACGGTAGAAAATCAAACGGGCTCACTCCCATCAGGTACGCAACTACTTAACAGTGGTAATGGTGTTACTTACATTACTATAGGTGCGATTCTATTAGATGCTTCCACCGTCAATGGAACGATACGCGCGGTTTCGGATCAATCCGGGGGGCTTGGGGCGGGCGTCATTGGTAACTTAGACCCAGGGGCGGTTGTTTCTTTCGCAAACCCACTGGCCAACGTGGCCAGAGATGCGGTTGTTGATAGTCAGGTAGTGACAGGCGCAGATGCGGAAGACCCAGAAGTGTATAGGACCAGAGTAGTCAATAGGTTTTCAGTAAGACCACAGGGTGGTGCATACGCTGATTACCGCATTTGGGGTGAGGAAGTACCGGGTATCCTTAACATATATCCGTATACCGGGGTAAATCCGGGCGAAGTAGACGTTTTTGCCGAAGCTACGGTGGCTAGTTCAGGTAGTGCAGACGGTATACCAACCTCCGCACAATTAACCGCGGTATTCGATTCAATAGAACTAGATTTAAACGGAATTGCCAGCAGAAGACAAACAAACGCATTTGTCAATGTAGATCCTATTACACGAACAGGGTATGAGGTGACAGTCACGGGTTTAGCGGTTGACAATCCGGGCGCAGTTCAGACCGACATAACAGCGGCATTAGTTGAATATTTTCTTGAACGCGAGCCATTTGTCCCTGGTTTAACTCGCTTACCGCGAAAAGACACACTAACGAGAAGTGCGATCATAGGGTTGGTATCAAGTATTGTCGAAGCCAATAGCGGTGTATTTACTACCGGGATTTTTATTCCTACGGGTATAGGTGGTAGCATCGAACAGGTGATTTTAGATCCGGAAGAGAAAACAAAAAATACTGGGGTAAATTATATAGCATGATATTTTTACGGATGTTTAAACATTTATTACCTAATTCAAAAGCATGGGTTTTAGTAATTGATAAACAACTAAGACAATTTTTTGACGGGCTTACAATTGTAGCCAGTGATGCGCGCGAGTTTACGGACAATGTTTGGCTTGACATATTCCCTCAAACTACAAGAGAGCTGGACGAATGGGAAGACCGTTTTGACATACGCCGAAATATCACGGTTGAGCAAGACCGGATAGACCGACTGGATGCAGCGTGGAAAGCCGTGGGCGGTCAAAGTCCCAGGTACATACAAGACACCTTGCAGGCGGCGGGTTTTGATGTGTATTTACACGAGTGGTGGGAGCTACCCGCAACAGACCCCCCGACACCAAAAAATCCATTTTCGTATCTAGTGAGTGGCCCATTTACTAGTACATTTTTCATGAGTGACGGCGGTGGCGTGGCTAATGATGGGG